CACAGGATACCTATTTGCCAAAACGTGTTGTGGGTCTGAGTACGGTTTGCATTGGTTGAACGAGGCGCTCATTGGTTCAACGGGCTGCGAAGATTGTGCTCTTGGCGAGTTCTCAATGTTGAAATGCTGCCCGCCTGATGGCGCTGAAGCTTTGGATTACGGTCGGGTGTTGCACCGAACGGGTCTCATTGATGGCCCTAAAGTTGTTGACAAGTTCGGGACGTGCTGCGACCAGTGCGGCTACACGACTCTCAAAGTCCAGTTCACGCTCGCTTCTGAAATACCTTACATTTTTTCTGATCTGACGTTTCCGCTGTTTGAGGAACCATTCCCAGAAGAAATATACGAATACTGTTTTGAGTGTCCTGACTGCCCGCCGGTTATCCCGTCGACATTCACCCCTGATTGTGGGCCTGTTCGTATCCCACCTCCGGCAATATTTACCCCCGACGCGAACTGTTATTGCGACCCGTGGCAAAAACGTCAGATATGTTCTTCGTACACAAACGTCGCTGATTGGAATAGCGCGACTTCTTTTATTCAGGTGTTCGCCGGTTCGGGCGACGTGCAGAATCTAAAATTGTCGGCGTATGAAAACCCTCGGGCGTTGCTAGCAGACCCGGTCCCGTGCCCGTGCGTTGATATTGGGAATGACCCGATATGGCAATGTGTGACACCTTGCCAAGAGTTAACTATCCCGCAACTCCCGTCAGGTTCGCTATTAACTATCGACTCCAGAACGCGTCTGATTTCGTTGCAGTTAGCCGGGGGTAACGTCGTAGCGGGAAACAGTATTGTCGGGTCTGCTGGTTTCGCCGGGTTTCAATGGTTTGATCTACCGCAATGCGCGACGTTGTGTTTTGTTATCACTGTGGATTATCGGGTTGCTGACGATGCGTGGGTTTCGATTGGTGCGGCGGGCAAATTCTTAGCTTCCGGCGGGTGACCTGATGGCGATTAGCGGTGAACTACAAGTTGATTACTCGGCGTTGTCCGCAAACTTTACTGATGTCGGTTATCCGGGTGCTGTTGTTTCCGTGTCAGTTCTTGTCACCGCTACAACAAACCCGATAGTCAAATGGACTTACACCGGGGCAGGGTTTTCGGGTGGCTCCGTTGTCGTCTTTGACGATTCACCGCAAGCATACACTTGTGGGCCTGCTGCAAGTCCGGGCTGTGAGTATGCGAGTTGTGTCCTTGAGGATTCCCTTGGTAACACACACAACGTTGATGGGGTTGTGCGTGTTCAACCGTATCGGGTTTTTACGGGGTCAATACCAGACGCGGATGGCAACGTTGTGGAGATTGGTGCGTCAAGCGACCCCAACGTGTGCGACGGTAACATTGACGCGTTTTACACAACTTCTGGCGGCGATGGTCTGTCGTGGTCTTTCTCCGGCGCTGGATTCGTTACAACCGCTACGGTTGTCCCCGGCGGCATGTATTTGGAAACAACTACAACGATGGTGTTGCCCGTCAACGCTGGCGGAATATGGGTTGTCGGTGCGTATTGTTCTTCTGCGGATGCAGTCCCGCCTTGGGTTGACCCGACTGTGGCCGATGGGATTGTGCCCGGCACAATTTCAAGCACGGCCACAAACTTTACGCTTGGCGGCGGGCCGTTCCCGGTACCTCTCCCGGAGGCTGTTTACTGGACAAATGATAGTGCGTTAGCACCCGGCGACGTTGTTACAACCTCGGCGACCGTGTTGACAACTCAACCCGTTCACCTGTTGTTGACAGCCATTGCGCCGATCGCCGGTCCTAGCGACTGGTTGGTGAAGCTAACCGCCGGAGCGTTGGTCCCGCCGACAAGCCAGTTTGTTTCTACCCCTATTTGTTTACCGGGTTCATCCCTCGGAGTCGGCGAAGATTTGCAAGTTCTTCTGATGACTCGCGGTGGCAGTTCTGTCATCTGCGAACTCAACCCAGTGTCTGGTTCATTCACACGCGATGTTGACAACACGTCCACACTTGAGATGCAAGGTGTGACATCTGGTCTTCTCGGCCAGAGTTGCTGCGACAACTGGAATGAAGTTTACCCGTGGAACACTGAGATAATTGTTTATCGGGATGGGCGCGATGCTTGGTGCGGGCCGGTTACAGGTGTCGAGTTCGGCTACGGGACGGTCAAGGTTACTGCCGCTGATTTGACCGCATGGTGGGATCGTCGGGTTCTGCCCGCTGATCTCACGTTTGTTGGCGTTGATCTGGCAACAATTTTTGAGACTGTCGCGAACGCTGCGATGTCTACTGATCCGGTAGCAAATTTTAATATCGTCACAACGTTGACTGGTATCCTCGGCGACCGCACCTATTCTCAAACAGATTACAAGTATGCGAAAGATTTGTTAGGGGAGTTAGCTAAAACGGGTATTGATTTTTCTGCGTATGGGCGCACAATTCTTTGCGGTGGCGAACAAGTGCCTGCTGATCCGTACGTTGTTTTGACAGACGAGTTCTGGGTGCAACCCCCGGTTGTTGCAGCTAGAGGCAACGATCAAGCCACACAAGTAGTGGTGCGAGGTAAAGGCGTTACAGGGGTTGCTACGTCTAGCGCTGCTTATACGGACTTCTACGGGCTTTTGGTGCGAACCTTTGATGAGAACGAGATAGAAGACGCTGGGTCTGCGCAGACTGCCGCTGAGACCCGTCTCGCTTTGCTTCAAGAACAGCTTTACATTGAAGCGGGTACGGGCGGCGGGTTGAAGTCAACTGCGCCGATTACGTTAGCGGAGCTGATACCGGGGATTAGGATTCGTGTTGACTCGTCGGCTTCGTGCCGTAAAGTTGTTGCAGATTTTCGGTTAAAATCGGTGAAAGTTGGTTTTGATGGAACTGTCGGGATTGATCTGCAACCTTTGGGAACGGTGGGTACCTGATGTCATATCGTGATGGTGACCGTAACCTCGGGCATCGGCTTGAAACGTTGGAGACAAGGTTGCGGGCGTTGGAACAGCCGGGCGCGTTGCCACCTGATCGGGGTTGGATTCTTACTCAGGTTGGCACGGACCTCAAATATTTGTATGTTCCAACGGGGACGTATGGACCTGTTATTGGTGGTCAGTAGATTAGTATTCGTCTATGGCTCGTTGTGGTTGCGCTTCTGAATGTGTTTGCACTGTTGTCGGTTCAGGTTGCGTCACTGTCGGGGGTAGCGGCTCTACAGGTGCCCCTTACACTGTTGGGCTATCGGTTGATCCTGCTGTTGATAATTTGGTTGAGTGCGCCGCTGGGGGTCTGCTCGCAACCGTTGTTGTTGGTGATACTGCGTGCATAGAACTTACGGGGGCTGGCACTGCACTCAGTCCGATTGTTGCTTCGCCTGTGATTGACCCTGACCCTCTGAACACTTTGACGTGCGGGGAGGATGGTCTGCTTGTCACAAGTGAGATCCCTGCCTTGTTCGTGGGTGACACTGATTGTATTGACCTGTTCGGCGCTGGGACTTTTGCCAGCCCTCTTTTCGCTCAACCTATTATTGACCCTGCTGAGGGCAACATTTTGACGTGCGGCGTAGATGGTTTGATGGCTGGCGGTGAAGGGCTGATAGATTTTCTTACTGCTCTCGCTGCTGCTGGTAACATTGCTGATGTGAATGCTGCCGCTACCGCTTATCTGACCGCGTTAGGATTGTGATCGTGTTTGTCGCCTGTTTTGTTGTCGCTTGGGAGGGCTAATGGCTCCATGTTTGGGTTGCGGGTTTGAGATAGACGTTGATGGCAAGCTTCAACGGACCGGGGTTCTTTCTAAAACACCGAATCAGCCTTCTCCGACGGTGAACCTTGGGACGAATGTTGCAGGTTTCAAGTACTGCGATCCTGTTTCGTTGCAGCAATGGGATGTTCCTTGGAACTGTGCTTGGGGGCTGCTTGATACAGTCAACACCGCCACGGGTTCTTGGGATCTGAGTCAGAATACTTTGTATCTAAGCACTCAATCTTTTTATACGCCTTATCGGGCGATCAAGTGGTCCGGTTGGATTCGGGCAACCGTTCCCGGTGATGCAGCACCGAACCAAGTTCTGCTTATAGATCTAAGAACCGTAGTTGGTGGTGCGCCGAGTCAGTTCTACAATCAGTTAGGAGCCGCACAGTTCACTGTAGCAGGCTATGAGACGGTACCGTTTCAGTGTACGATTTTCGGTCCGGGCCTTGGGTTCGGTCAATGGCCTGCGAGCGCAGGAACATTCTCAATGTTTTTTCAAGCCGTATGTTACAACAGTCAACTCGGTACAGGTTTTTACATTGAGTCATTTTCTTACACGGTTGAAGATATTGGCCCCGGTTTTAAGGTTGATAACGGCGCGCAAGGAGTTGGGCCGCCGTTCTTTGCAGGCAGCCCGTCTTATAACGATAATAGGCTTTATAACCGTTGGCCGAACCCGTTGCCGTTCTAAAAAAGTAACCAGATGAGAAAGCTGTACTCGCTATGACTTGGAATAAGAACCTGTGGCATGAGGGCGATCTTGAGGCTTTACCGCAATCGTGGCGTGGCGATTTTGCGTTGATGCCTAAGCAGGATTTTGATCGCATCATGAACGTGTTGAAGCAAAACCAGTTGACACTTGAAGTTGCAGGGGTTGAGGTAATCCCCATAAGATTCCCTGATCCATCCTAAGGAGCTTTCATGCAACAACTGGTCAAATATTTTGTTTACATTTCGGACGCTAACCGGGAAGGACTTTCGTCTGATGTTGAATGCTTCGCCGGGTTGGAAGGTGAGCTTGTCACCCGGTCAACTTCGCTGAACGATGTTGTGATGGGCATTGAACCCAACCCTGATCCGGGCTTCCCGACTCTAATCGGAACGCTTTGGTTACGCGATGAAACAAGGCTAATTGAACTTTCTGAGCCAGCTCTGCCCGGCGTGACTTATGTTTCGGTTTGCACTACCGAAGATATTGAATACCAAGGCGGGCTTTCTTTGTCAGTGGCCGAAGATGGCAGCGTGGTTCCTTCAATGGTCGGTTACATTGACGCAAAGTTTGCTGCCTACACGCCGACAATAACAGCGGCTGAACTGACTAACAGCAGTAGCCCGTACACGATCAGCGATGGCGACGCGCTTACGGTCGTGACCGTTGATACATCTGCTGGCAATATTTCTATTGCGCTACCTTCTGCGGCGATAATCCGAACGGTACTTGTTGAGAACCGTGCGGGCGGCGGCAACGTTGAGATCACTTCGCTGGCACCTGAGCTGATCGGCGGGGCAAGCGTTCTTGTCCTCGGCCCTGATGAGCGTGCAACACTCGGGTCGTACGGGTCCGCGTGGGGTGTTTGGTGAACTGGACTGCGAACGAATGGGCGGGCAGCGATCTGAACAGGTTGCCTAACGGTTGCCTAACGGTTGCATCGGCGATTACGCGTTGCTACCGAAAGAAGATTTTGATCGCATCATGACGATTCTGAAGCAGAATGATCTAACAAAAGAAACTGTCGGGGTGCAGGTCATCCCAATTCGTTTCACCGAGTAGATTAGCTGTTAAGACAATTATGTGAGGAGGCCGTTATGGGCCGGTATAAAGCGTTGTTGAGTCTTCCCAAACATCCGTTTAACTCTGTTCAAGAGTTGGATGATAATGACCCGCTGGTTGTAGAACGCGTTAAAGCCGGGATGCTTACGCTAGTTGTGCCTCCGGGTGCTACTCGCGATGTTTGGGCTGATAAGCCTGCGGTTGAAACCGAACCTGAACCTGAGGTTGAACTGTCGGCGAAGAAACGTCCGACACGCAAAAAGGTTGAAACCGAACCTGCTACGCCGGAAGACGAATCTGCTGGTCAACCGGATGTGATCGCTGTTGAAGCGCCTTCTTCTGTGATGACTTCTTGGGATCTGTCTGATTGATGGCTTGTTCTTGTAATCAGGGTAAAGGTGCGACAGAGCAGAATCCTTCGATCCTTGGTGATGATGTGGGCGATACGTTGCATGTTCGTGCGACGGTCTCTGTTCTTGGGGCAAGGTCTGGCGAGCTGACATGGGTTCGCGGGTCGCATGTTCCGGGGATGTTGCAAGCGGGCTGGCTGCAACTCGTTTAACAAATAGCAAAAAGGTTGCGACGGGGGGGTTATGAAACTGAGCGCAT